TGTCTATATTACCAGAAATAGAAATACGATGTTCGTCTGAAGTTTGAAACGGATATACCTGATGCTTAAGATAATTTGGAAACATAATAAGAGAACCTTCCCATGTCTTATCAATATCTAATTGAGTCGTACTAATTCCACCGTCTAATGAGTTATAAATGAATTCAAACTTTGATGCAACTTTATAGTTTGATTCTCTTACATTTGGCATATTTAATTCCTCTTCTAAATCATAAGGAATTGCAATCCATATCACCCATGAAATAGCTTTGTGGTGAAAATGTATTGGATTATATTCGTGTTTCTTCTGAAAATTTACCCAAGCATCATTATCAATGACATAATTATGATTTTCATAAAAATTAAATTTTCTTCTATATTCAAGAAACGTTTGCTCTATGCATTCTCTAAACTGCCCGTTAATAACATACTGAAATTCTGTTTCTAATTGCCCAGCTAAATTAGTATTGTATTTTTCCGGATTATTATCAACTTGCTTTTGCAAGTCACAAGTCAACTCAGCAAAAATAGAAACTGGAATTCTTGTTTTAAGAACTCCTGGGTTATAAAGTTTTATTTCTGAAAATTCTAAGTTCATAATTTCACCGATAATAATTTAGTTAATAGTAATTGTAGAGGTGTCTTTACATATGCTCATAGTACCTTCGCAACAGATATTCCAATCTTGACCTGTCTTTGCCCCACGGCTTGGAACATTAATGATAACATTTTTACATAGATATTCTTTACCATCTTCGAAAACGCGCCAGACATGATCTTCTGTCCCGCGATTAGGTTGTCCTCTTGATTGATTGAATCTTATCATAAACTCAGACATATTAGATTATTTCTGCTGTTGCATCATATACTATAGGTTCAATGTACGGACGTGTACCAATGTTCATGTGAATAAATTTGAAAGGTTTGGTTGATGTGTTACGAGTAAAGCTATGCGGTAGCCAGGAATTTGCAAACATTAGTTGACCAGGAACTGGCGTAAAATTAATAGACGATGTTGCTGTGGTAATGTTAGAAGAATTATGTTCGTATAGTGGTAACATAAGTTTCATTGGTCGCGGATCATGAATCACCATTCGCGGAGGATCTTTCGGGCACTCTAAAAAATAAAAAGCAACTAACTGACAGTCGCTGTGATTATGATACTCCATTGATGAATACTTATGGTGTTCTTGACTCCAACATTCGGTAAGATAAGTCGAAAGTCCATTCATGTTGTATCCTTGATCGCTCAAAAGATTCCATGCTGTGTTTAATGTGTACTGTATCAGTGGAAGAAGATCTTCTTCGTTAGACACATCTGCTTGCACGACTGGATATACATCGTTTATTTTTGTTATTTTGCGCGCGGCCCTTAACGCCGCATTTGATGCTGCTCTTGAGAAATCAAGAAGTTCTGGCTTCATAATACTATAGATAGGTGAGCTAAAATACTGCCACTGATCAAGTATGTCTGTCATAATAAAATCCTTATGTTATGTATATTGGGAAAGATCAGCCTCTATCACTGTATCTAAAAACAGTCGGTTTCCAATCTTATTCCAACCACTGTTGACTTGATAAAATATATTTAAACCGTTGTTCAAACCATACTGAATAGCCCAACTAAGTATTTCGGCTGTTAGCGGAGCGCCTGCTTCAAGCAGTTGTAAAAAGCTAAGATCAGGATTTTCGTGTTGTCTCCAAACCATAATTACGTTTGATTCGTCTGGTTTCATCCACATCGGAATAGTATCAAGACCGAGTGGAAACTTTTCATTTCCTAACCATACACAGCTAAACGATTTGCACGGATTCTCAGGTCGTTGTTCATGTATCGAACATCCTTTTGTAGTTACAAAATGACATTTCCTTCCTGGCCAAAATTGATGGCCAAGAGCTTCTCCAGTTAACCAACCGCAGCACTTCGTGCAACTTCCACATTCTCTTGTCATATTATCTCACTTAAATTGAGGACCAGCTAACCATACTACTAGAGTTTTACGAATGCCTTTTGTCACAGGAGTTACTCTGTGTAAAATAAAGGACGGGAATGCAACTACTAAACCTTTTTGTTTTGTGACTTGAGTCGGCACGGGTGCATCAAATATCTCAAGATCTCCCCCCTCGTATTCAGAAGGATCAGATAATTGTATTACAAGAGATAATTTGCGAGGCGCATTCGTTGCATTTCCACCTCTGTCAAGATGCCACGTATAATGATCGTCTTTTCCATCGTATATAGTATACTGAAAGTCCTCTACAAATCCCCATATATCTAGATTGAAGAATTCACCGTTCAGTTGTCTTGCTATGAAAGCAATTCTATCATATATAAAATTAGTCTCGGGCGTAAGATTTATCCAACCTATTTTAGATGATCTAACTGCTTCTTCAACTTTACTATCAGGTCCAACACTAGCAGATTTGATCGTGAGACTATCACCAATACTAACTATTTTATCGATCTCTTCTTCAGTAAAACCATCACGCCATGATGCAAAAGAAATTTCTGGTATACCTAACGATGGAGAAGGAGCTATTTGATATACTGCCATTATTTACGCTCCCAAATATTATCTCGATAATGGGATTCATGACTTTGAAGCTTTCTACGTGTACCTTTGAGTGCTTTCAGTTCAGTTTCATTGAATGCTCTACATACATTTTTCGAAAACAAAGTATCTCTTTTAATTGGAATAACCTGCATTAACGGTGTACCAGCAGGTAGAATACCTTTAAAATTGGGTTCGTTCCAAACAAATGGAAAGTTAATAAACTCAAAATAACCATCGCAGTCTACCATACCCGAAAAACAAGTAAATCTTGGATCAGGTCTATTTAATGGTGGAACAAACAACAGTGAGTATCCTTTCGGGCAGTTGATTGCCCACCAGTTCATGAATTTAATTGGAGGTTTTGGTAAATGTGGAGCGGGGCATTTGTCAGATGTTACTTGCCACTGTAAATGATTCTCGATCATTGCTCTCGGATATTTGCTGTTGTATTCAATGAACGAACAATCTTCATTCGAAGTGATTTCAACATCAGCAACGAGTGGAATAATCCAACCCGTGATCATCGCATCAAGAAAAGGTGGGCATCTTTTGAGAGTAGATTGATCAAAGCCTACATCCTTCTTCATTGGCAAAGCTTTATACCATTCTGGTATCAGTTTGCGGGCAGGATAAGGTTCTGGTATATTTCCTAAATCATCATCATAGCAAAGAAATTCTAGTTTAGGCTCATTCTTTTCAAAAAACGAAAACATCAATTTTGTCCATTTCCAGGTTTTTCATAGTGTATTCCACCAGATTCAATAAATTTTTTACATTGCTCGACGTCGCTCGCACCTCTCAGAATATGATCATCATGCAAACTAAAATGTAAGCTTGAGATCCATATTCTGAGATGTGGTGGAAGTTTGTCATAGCAACGCATTACCAATGCCATTCTTTGTATGTTAACATGTTCCAAATGAATGACTCTATTATATATATGTAAATTACAGGGCTGCTAGTTCGACTAAGTTGCTCTCTGTGATGGCATCTAAGCCAATCAATGCTTGTTTGACTGCGGTAAAATCGTCATGTTTTTCATCGTAGATGACAAATGGAAAATCAGTAAATTCTCCAATATCCCATGTATTTAGAGCATTGAATACAGATTCGTATTGACTACTATCGTTGTATGATAAATGAGTAAACTCAATGTTATTATCCTGTAGCCACTGATAGGCTGCAGCAGAGTCGTTGCCACCTGTCGTAGTCAAACCAGTATAAAGATAAACGTCTTTAATTCCTACTAGCATGTATTGTTTCCTTTTTGTTATTTGTGCTAAAATGTTACACTCATCGTACCATTAGCGCTGCCTGTTCCAATATTTATAGAAACTATTTGATATGGGTATACTTTTACTGATACTGAATTTGTCGTAGTACCAATATTACCAGCGTTTCCTGATGCTCCAGGATTTGATGTGCCGGCTGTTCCGGCGGTCGCTCCAGTTCCAGCACTACCTGCTGTGCCAGTATTTCCTGCTGCTCCTGCGCCTCCTGGATTTCCAGCCGCACCATTTGTAGCTCCAGTTCCAGCTGCTCCTGTTGTGCCAGCATTACCAGCAGCTCCGGCACCGCCTGGGTTTCCAGCCGCACCATTTGTAGCTCCAGTTCCTGCATTGCCAGTCGCTCCAGCATTTCCTGCTGCTCCTGCACCTCCTGGATTTCCAGCTGCACCATTTGTAGCTCCAGTTCCTGCATTGCCAGTCGCTCCGGCATTTCCTGCAGCGCCGGCATTACCAGGACTTCCTGCTGCTCCTGGATTTGCTCCAGTTCCTGCCGCTCCTGTTGTACCAGCATTTCCGTTGGCTCCTGCACCGCCTGGACTTCCTGCTGCTCCTGGATTTGCTCCAGTTCCTGCCGCTCCTGTTGTACCAGCGCTTCCTGCAGCGCCGGCATTACCAGGACTTCCTGCTGCTCCAGCGTTTGCTCCAGTTCCTGCGGCCCCAGTATTTCCAGCACTTCCATTGGCGCCTGCATTACCAGGACTTCCTGCTGCTCCAGCGTTTGCTCCAGTTCCTGCGGCTCCTGTATTTCCTGCGCTGCCTGGTGTTCCTGCATTACCTGAACCACCGGCAGCGCCCGAAAGAAGTCCTCCATTGCCGCCTGCGCCGCCGTTGCCGTTAGTAGCACCACTTATGTTGCCTGAATTACCCGCGGTACCAGCATTGCCGGCGCCGCTACCACCTTGCTTTAAAGTCCAACCCGATGCTCCGCCTCCGCCTCCGCCGCCTCCGCCGCCTCCGCCTACACCAGCGTTGCCAGGAGATCCGGAGTTACCCGCCGTACCACCAGCTCCTCCTGCACCACCGGCGCCATTTGTTCCTGGGTTACCAGCATTGCCAGTGGCTCCTGGATTCCCAGCATTTCCTCTTGCACCGCCTGCACCACCAGCACCGTTATTTCCTGGATTACCAGCATTGCCAGTGGCTCCTGGATTACCAGCATTACCAGCAGCACCGCCTGCACCACCAGCACCGTTATTTCCTGGATTGCCGGCATTACCAGTGGCTCCTGGATTACCAGCATTACCACCAGCTCCTCCTGCACCACCAGCCCCATTGGTGCCAGGATTGCCTGTTCCTCCAATACCACCAGATGTCCCAGCTGTACCACCAGCACCACCAGTTCCTGCAGCTCCATTATTACCGGGATTGCCTGTTCCTCCAATACCTCCGGAAGTACCGGCCGATCCTCCGGCGCCGCCTGTACCAGCAGCTCCATTGTTACCGGGATTGCCTGTTCCTCCAATACCACCAGATGTCCCAGCTGTACCACCAGCACCGCCAGTTCCTGCAGCCCCATTATTTCCGGGATTGCCTGATCCACCTGGATTTCCAGAAGTTCCGGCCGAGCCAGCTGCTCCGTTTGTAGCATTTCCTCCAGCCCCACCAGTACCACCGGTTCCACCTGGAAAATTAGCTAAGGAACCAAACGTTGAAACGTTGCCTGGGTTTCCACTTGATCCCGGATTTCCGTTTGCTGCGCCAGTCCCAGCATTACCAGCAGCTCCGGCACCGCCTGGATTTCCTGCTGCTCCTGGATTAGCTCCAGTGCCAGCATTACCATTTGCTCCAGTATTTCCTGCTGCTCCGGCATTTCCAGGGCTCCCTGCTGCCCCTGGATTAGCTCCAGTGCCGGCATTACCATTTGCACCTGGATTTCCTGCTGCGCCGGCATTACCTGGATTGCCAGTAGATCCAGCGGTTGCCCCTGTTCCTGCATTACCATTTGCTCCAGTATTTCCTGCTGCGCCTGCATTACCTGGATTTCCTGCTGCTCCAGCAGTTGCCCCTGTACCTGCGGCCCCTGTTGTGCCGGCATTACCATTAGCACCGGCACCGCCAGGACTTCCTGCTGCTCCGGCGTTTGCTCCAGTTCCAGCCGCCCCTGTTGTGCCGGCATTACCATTGGCACCAGCTCCACCAGGACTTCCTGCTGCTCCAGCGTTTGCTCCAGTTCCTGCTGCTCCAGTATTTCCAGCATTTCCATTGGCCCCAGCTCCACCGGGACTTCCTGCTGCTCCAGCAGTTGCCCCTGATCCTGCGGCTCCAGTATTTCCAGCACTTCCATTGGCACCCGCACCACCTGCACTCCCTGAATTACCAGTCACTCCGCTACCGCCGCCTCCGCCGCCGCCACCGCCGCCGCCGCAAACGCACCCCCCAAGATTTGCGCTTCCACCAAAGCCACCATTTCCTCCGCCAGGAGAGCCTCCGGCGCCGCCGGGGGCAGAACAAGGCGCAAATGGGGTGCCAAAACAACCGCAGCCACCGCCCGGACTACCACCGCTACCGGCTCCGCCACCGCAAGGTCGGGCTGAACCTTGTCCGCCGCCTCCTCCCGTACCTGCGCTACCGCCAGTGCCACCAGCACCGCCGGCACCATTATTTCCTGGATTTCCAGAGTTTCCTGTGGCACCTGGATTCCCAGCATTTCCTCTTGCACCGCCAGCACCGCCGGCACCATTGGTACCAGGATTACCAGAGTTTCCTGTGGCACCTGGATTCCCAGCATTACCAGCAGCACCGCCAGCACCGCCGGCGCCATTTGTTCCTGGGTTACCAGCATTGCCAGTGGCACCTGGATTCCCAGCATTACCAGCAGCACCGCCTGCACCACCGGCACCATTAGTACCGGGATTGCCGGAGTTTCCTGTCGCTCCAGCATTTCCAGCAGTACCACCAGCACCGCCAGCTCCGCCAGCACCATTCGTACCTGCATTGCCAGTGGCACCTGGATTCCCAGCATTCCCTGCAGCACCTCCGGCTCCTCCTGGGCCGCCAGCACCGTTTGTGCCAGCATTTCCTGATGCGCCGGGATTTCCAGATGTTCCAGCTGTACCACCAGCACCGCCAGCTCCGCCGGCCCCGTTTGTGCCAGCATTTCCTGATGCGCCAGGATTGCCAGATGTCCCAGCTGTACCACCAGCACCACCAGTTCCTGCGGCCCCATTATTTCCAGGATTACCAGCATTGCCAGCAGTACCAGGATTGCCTGCATTACCAGCGTTTCCATTGCCGCCACGACCAGATATATCTATAGAATATACGCCTGCAGGAACGACGAATGTTGCGGGGGCATTGAATACTTGTGTGGCTGGAGCAGCCTTACCTGAAGCTCTAAATACATTTAATGGCATCGTATAACCTTCTTATTAACCTGTATTTGCAAGAGATAAGGCACCGAGATATGTTGTACCTCCGTCGAGGGTAAAGAAACTGAAGACATCGATTTTATTTGCACCAGTTGACATCGTCGGTGTCGAAGCATTCGGATATTTAACAGAAGCCGGCCACGTGATTATTCTCGATCCCGTGGCGTCTTGTTTACAATGAAGTGTGAAACTGTATGCATTGCCCGATGCAGGAGGATTTGAAAATGTAATTGTAATAGACGCGTTGGCCAATGTCAAATCGAATACGTTGGATAGTGATAAATCTACAGTGTGAGTAGTTGTTGTTATAGTATTGGCAACAACTGCTTCTTTGTATGAAGCAAGCTTAGGATTACTTAACACATTATTTGCCATTGCAACGTTGGCATTAAGAGTAGTAATACCAGCTACTTGTAGCGTCGAGGTTACGTTGGCAAAACCAGTGATCGTAGTATTACCGGCAGCAAGGGTGGTAATTCCAGATGCAGCACCTGCGGCTACAAGAGACGAAACAGCAAGTGGTTGACTGTTTGTAGACCAGCGATCATTTGTTTCATCCCAGACGAACTGAACGTTGGCAGACGTCCCGCGCATGATCTCGAAGCCAGCATTCTCAGTAGGAGGATTAGCTCCAAGATCTGCATTCAGCGTAACAATATTATCACCAACGTCGAGTGTTGTGGTGTTCACGTAAGTTCTTGTACCGGAAACTGTCAGGTTACCCGAGAGTGTAAGATCGGCGATTGATAATGTGGAATTCACATGAATACCAGTCGTATTGACCGTAAGTGTTGGCCCAGCAGTTACTCCAATTGTACCACTAGTTGTAATCGTTCCACCAGAAAGTCCATTAGCCGTGGCGACTGAGGTTACACCTCCACCGGTGGCACCTTGAGCACCTTGAGCGCCTTGAGCACCAGTAACACCTTGAGGTCCAGCAACACCTTGAGCACCAGTTGCGCCAGTTGCGCCTTGAACACCTTGAGCGCCGGCAACACCTTGAGCACCAGTTGCGCCAGTTGCGCCTTGAACACCTTGAGCGCCAGCAACACCTTGAGCACCTTGATCACCCGTTGTGCCTTGAGCACCAGTTGCGCCAGTTGCGCCTTGAACACCTTGAGCGCCAGCAACACCTTGAGCGCCTTGAGCACCCGTTGTGCCTTGAGCACCTTGTGCACCGGTTGCACCTTGAGCACCTTGAGCGCCTTGAGATCCGAGAGTAAGTGAAGCACCATTTAAAGTTGTAACTTGAACAATATCACCAGCAATCGCATTCGATGTAAGCGTTAAGACCGTGGTATTTGTCGTGTTATAGTCAACGGCCGCAATCTGACGCGAACCATTAATGAAGACGCTTTCAAGCCCTAAAGTATATACGAATGTGTTTGATGTGTCGTCTAATCCTGTAAACACCGTGGTATTCGATGTGACAGTAAACGTATAGGTATTCATGGTAGCAGCATTTGCCGTACCGCCTGAGCCCCAATAAACTCCTGTTCCATTCGATGAAAGAACTTGGCCGTTGGATCCAGAAGATCCGTTGGCTACGATCGTAGTGACAGCGAGAGAAGAGAGATTTGAACCAACTTCAAAGATGGCATTCGCAGCATCTGAAGAGAAGACTTTACGGTCAGTTAGGTTGACTGCAAATTCACCGTTATCAATAAAGCCGGAATTTGCTACGTCAGTAGTATTAGCTGTACGACCAGAAATTGTCGTGCGCTTAAATTGAAATTTATTTGCCATTCTCAACCTCTATATAGAGCAACGAAGCGGTTATGTAACCCCTAATATTCTATTTATACAGAAGTATCTTCAGCTTTTTTATTTTTATTTCCAAGCTTTTCAAGATCAACAATTTTTGCTTGAAGACTGGTCATGGTTTTATCGGCCATGACCAGTCTTGTTTCTAGCATGATGTTCTTACTTGTAAGATCATGTACACTCGCGAGTAATCGATTGATGTACTCATTTACAAATTCAGCTTCCATAAATTAGAATGTCCCGCCGTCGAGGGTTGCGTATACAACTGCTGTACCGTTAGACTGAAGCACGAATCCAGTAGAGCCAACAGCTAATTTTCTAAAACCGTTCGAAGAGTTAGCAACTAAAATGTCTTCTGCAGTAACAGTCGCGAGTCCAGTACCACCGCTTGTTCCAGGCAGTGCAGTCGAAAGACTCAATGTATTCGCTGTGATACCAACCGCGAGTGTCGAGTTCGCAGTAAGAGTAACGTTAGTCGCGTTCGAAACCAAACCACCAGAGTTTAGGAATGCTTGTAATGTAGCAGTAGTATAACCGGCTGCTGCAGTGTCTACAGTTGTTGTAGGTTCTGTTTGAGAACCAGCAAAGAGCTTATAAACGCCATCTGTAGCATCACGGAAAAGACCGGTATATTTAGCTCCAGTGGCACCGTATTGACCATAAAGACCGATATCAAGAATGTCGGTTGTTGCGTTTCCGTTTGCAAGCTCGATCAGCGAATCTTGGACTGTCAGGTTGGTAGTATCGATTGTCGAAAGCGTACCGAGAACAGTCAGATTTCCGGAAAGAGAAAGATCTGTAATCGAGAGTGCAGTATTAACATGGAGTCCAGCAGAGTTGACCGTGAGTGTTGAACCAGTGGTAAGGCCAACTGCATCTGCAGTGACATTAATACCGTTAGCAGCACCAACATGAACTCCAGTCGCGTTAGCTGTAAGACCATCACCGCCAACAACGTTGATACCAGCGCCATCAACAGAAATACCGTTAGCAGCTTTGGCAAAGACGCCTGAAGTATTCGATACAATACCGTTGTTTGCTACAACAGCAATCGTGGCTGCACCACCTTCACCAGATGAGGATCCAGAAATACCGTTACCAGCTGTGATAGTAGCAACATAGTCGCCTGATGTACCCGAACCAAGAGCAACGTCGCCTGAAAGTTGCGATGTGGCAATTGAAAGTGCAGCAGCATTGACATAAACGCCCGAGGTATTCGAAACAATCGTACCGTTACCAGATACGACATGCACACCTGTTGCGTTCGAAGCAATACCAGCTCCGGCAACAACAAAAACGCCTGTTGCGTTTGCAGATAGACCGTTATTTGCAATAACGTGTACGCCTGAGGTATTTGAAGCAAGACCGCTATTTGCAACTACAGCAATCGCGTCTGCAGAGACGCTGATACCGTTACCAGCACCAACATCAAGAGTTACCTCGCCAGATGTACCGCCACCAGTAAGACCAGAACCGGCTACGACTGATGTAATATCACCATCTTGAGGTGTTACCCAGTATACAGCTGTTCCGTTCGATGCAAGAACTTGTCCTGCAGTACCATTTGTGCCATTTGCATTAAGAGCAACGTTAGTTCCAATATTGATCTGTGTGGCATTTGCTACGAACGCCGTACCAACACTCACAATCGCTGCGTTCACGGTGCCTGTAGAGAATACACCGGTGGCATTCGCAACAAAAGAATTAGAACCAACGACGAAGTTACCGCCAGAGCCAGCAAGAACGCCGCCGGCAACAGACAGTTTATTATTGGTATTATCAAACGTAAAGTCTGCGTCTCCGGCTAATGCGCCAGAATTATTAAATTGAACTTGTGTATTTGAACCAGATACGCCAGAAGTAGGAGTTTCCCAATAAGCGGCTGTTCCATTTGAACTCAGTACTTGTCCGTTGGTACCCGTCGAACCATTGGCTGTAACTGTTGTCACAACAGCGTTAGCAACAATAATCTTGTCGATACCAGAGGTACCATTCGCAACGAGTGCTTGGTTGGCGGTCAGTATACCAGGATTAAATTTACCGGCAATGGTGATCGAAGCACCATTCGAACCAATAAATAAGTGATCGCCATTTGCTGTAAACGCTAATTCACCGTTAGCTAATGTTGGCGCATCAGCTGTCGTTAACGACCTTTTAATTTGAATTAAATTGTCTGCCATTTGGCTATTCCTTTTAGGTTAAAATGATCCGCCGTCGAGATCTACTGCTAGATCCGCGAATGACAGTTGTCTCACCTCATATTTATCATTTTGAGAATTGTAGATTAATGTAGCGCCATTGGCGGCTTCAACGACGCTGACGTCGAGTATGTTTTCAATACTTCGTATTTCTTGAATTTGATTTTTCAGAGTAATAGGACCAGCAGATGATAATCTGCCGTTGTTATTTGTAATTGTAGCGACTAAACGAGATGCACCTGCCATTATCTTGTAACTCCTGGTGTAACTGTGACGATACCTTCAACAAGACGAGAAACTGTTCCGCTGCCATCAGTCAACTCACAGTCATATACGTATCTTCCGGCTGTAAGGCCATTTGTGGTATTTGCCGACATCGAAAGAGCGACGACGCCAGTCACAGCAGTAATCGAAACTGTAAATGCGGTTTGAGCGGTCGAAGTATAATGCTTACGCATCTGAGCGGCACCTGTAAATCCTGTAAGATTTACGATGTTACCATTTTCATCAGTCACATCAATAGACGTAGCAAATGAAGTGCCTTGATCGATAATGATATTTGCTTTCAGTGCCATTTAATTCTTCCGCTATGTTTATTCAAAACTATAAGATGTTACAGTTATCACCCAATATTTAGTTTCTGCACCATTTGATGCTGATACGTTAAACGTTTGTTCATTGAAACCACCTGTATAAGCTGCTACAAGTTCAATTGATGAAGCACTTCCTCCACTTGCAACACTGGCGTATCCACTAAATCCATCTCCTCCAGTATAAGTCCAAACTACGCTTGAAGAAGCTGTGATAGTATAACCTGCTTGGGAACCATACGCTTCGGCAGTGTCAAAAGTCGGAGATGATATTGTGCCGCCCACGGGACTAAAAGTAACTAAGGCTACATCTGCATACGGACGTATTCCTACATATTGCCACGTAGATCCATTCCACATTTTAACGGCGGCAAAATCTTGGCTCCCGACCCACGACGAGCCGTTCCAATATTTAACAGGTTTAGCAGATAGGAACGTTAGCGGCACTTATTATTCTCCTGGCTTAGATGGCCAAACAACGTCTGCTGCATTTGTATAAGTCTGAGGAAGATCTCTTAAAGTTTGACGATATGTAGCCCAAGCAGTTTTATCTCCAGGCCAATCTGCCATTTGAGTATAGTCAGATAAAGCTAGAAGATTATTTCTTTTCGATCTAATTTGTTCCCAAGTAATTACCACGACTCGATCTTGCAAAACAAGATTTCCTTGTGATAAAACCAATTCTTTATTTTGCATATTCATACCATGGAGAAACTGCTGGTGTTGCTCTGCGGTAATTTCAACAATATCTTGCGGCAATGACGGATACCCAAAATCAGTATCGTAAAAACCTTTTGTTGTTGGGCTGTAGTAAATTGTCATTTTATTAATATCCCATTGCTAACCAGTAACCGGTATGAGAACTTTCATCTCCGTTAAACCAACTGAAACCAGTTGTTGATACACTAAAAATGGTTGCACCTTTAGAAGCCTGTCCAAATACGCCTGTATCTCCTACGCCATTCATCACAGCTCGGGCAACCGCGGTGAACGATGTTGGAAATGATCCAGATCCTGTA